CTGCACCAAACTTACCTCCGTTAATAGAATGTGATGTAGAACCATCTCCTTCGTATAATACGACCCCAAAGTGTTCTGATGGTACTAATCCTCCTGGTGCTGCCGCAGCTCCCTGTAATAATCTCTTATTTACAGCCATATTTAATCTATATTAGGGAAATCGTATGTCTTAACTTTCTTTTTAGTAGTTAATGCACTGATTTCTGATTCAACTGTCTCTGATAATTCTCTTAAAGCTACTCTTGCATCTACAACATCTGCTGGTACATCTTCTCCATTATCTGCTTCTCTAATTATATACCAGTCAGTCTTTGCAAGTTCGTTTCCTATTCGTGCTTTAAAGTTATTGATTGCTTTTTCTTTTAATTCTGCTAATGTTTCACTCCAAGTTATATCTTCAGTATCTTTTCTAAACACTGATGAAGCTGAATCAAAATATATTTCTCCAAGTGTATGTATTCTTGAGTCATAACTTTCGTCTATGATTACATCAAATAGTCCAGCACTTCTTAATGCATCAGCTGACATAGCTCTCGCATTTAAATGATGACCTGTTGAAGATCTAAATGATTTTGGTACGTCTGGGTACGTTGTGATAATTCCGTTGTTGTTTACTGCTTTCATATTATACTGCTTCTTGTGAAATTGAACCCCATTGTTCAGTAGCTCCATTTGTAGATACTACTTGTATTAAATTTGAAACTGTTCCATCATATGTACCGCTTATCTCTTTTAAAGATGTTGGCAGTGTTAATGCAAAGTCTCCTGTTACTATAATGTCTTTAACCATTCCTGTTGATACACTACTAAATGTTATTTCTGTTGCTTCAGTTATTGTAAGTGTATAAACTTGTGCGTCTGTAAAATCTATATCTACTGTTGCTCCTGCTGTAAGAGGATCAATCGTTGTGAATTCCTCTGCTAGTTTAGAGTATGTTATTGAATCATCTGCTACACCAGCACCGTCATATAACTCTGTAAAGTTATCATTTGTTTTATCAAATGCGGATCTTATTGGATCTCCTGTTCCGTCATTTGCTGTTGTTCCTATATTTATCGTTTGTTTTGCCATAATTAATATAATGTTTTATCTGCTGTAAATAATGTGCTGCTTGCTAATACTAGCGTTGTGTCTGCTCTAAAATACGAACCGTCAGCGTCAAAAGGGTATATTATACCCCATCCATTTTCTTCATTTACATTTCCCCACCACGATACGTCATATATTGTTCCAAACATACTATTACAATAAGTTTTTTAATTTTTTGTTATTCTTTGTCAAGTCTATAATGTATTTTTTTAATCTTTGCATGTTATAGGCTTTTGGTTTGTATTTTTTCTTTATAATACCCATCCCTCAAAACTAGCATCTTTATCAGGATATACATCCTCGTTAGAGTTACTCTTGTATTCTGGAAAACTGTCATTATTAAAGCTCATGTAGCTAATAAATCTATCCGTATAGTACTGGGCTAAATTTCTTTCCTTTTCAATAAGAAAGTCAATTTCCGTTTTGTCTACGTTTGTTGCATTTTCGCTAGAGTGTTTAAATACTCCTTTATTAGCGAGTGTATATGCAGCAAAAGGCAAATACTCTACCATAGCCCAGTGAATAAGCATTGGCTTTACATAATCTGTAACTAGATTTAAATAACTTCCAGTTAAACTACTTGCTATTATGTCAGCCTCTATCTTATTTAATAAATCTGTACCTAAATAGTTTTGAATATGAATGTCTTGTGCTATCTTGATAAACTGAATAAACTTATCAGTATCAACATTACCATTCATTGCTGTAAACTTTACTATATCTTTTCTACTAATTAATAATGCTTGTGCCATTTTTATCTAGGGTTTTTATATCCATTATTTGGCATATCTTTAGGAGCTATTGCTGCTTTTTTATGCCCTGCTGGTCTTGGTTTATAAGATTTAGGAATACTATCTACTTCTTTGCTACTTGCTAAAGATTTATCTTCATAGTATTCTCCATCTTTTTTCTTTTTTAATTTATAAAGTCTTTCTTCCCACAGGTGACCACAGTTTGGTCCTCCTTTATATTTAAATAGATCATATGATTGTCCTTTATGTCCAAATGATTTATTTACTCCTGCTCTTGAAGCTTTATCTATATCTTCTAATCTATACACAACACCATTTCTTGTTCTTTTCATCATGGTAGAACAAAACTTTCTTGATTGTCCGCTAGTGTATTTTTCTTCGTAAGCATATCTTACTTTGTATACGCTTTTATCTAAAGTACTTTCATCTGATGGTTTAGACTTAACTGATTCAAGTTCTAAATCACCATCTATTACTTTTTGTTTCCATTCTTCTAAACCTTCGTTCTCTTCAGAATACTCTCTCTTTCCTATAAGATCATAATCCTCCATGATCTCTCCCTCTAACTCTGCTAGAAAATCATCACCCATATCATCTGTAAGATCTGGTCTTTCTTCTGCTAATTTAACTCCTGTCTCTTCTTCTCTTGCTTCGTCTGTTACAGCATTATCTGTTTCTATGAAAGCAAGCGGCTGAAGCGTTTTAAAGTACAAATTAAGGCTTATCTCGTTTACTGCGAGTATAGAGTCTATACAGCCAATTAAAAGCTCCTGATAAGGCTTTATTGTAACGTTGTCAAATAACAAAGAAGCTGTCTTAATTTCATCAGCGTTTGATCCTAGTCCATTATTTTCTGTTCTTATACCTAGAAGTAATGGTGATGTTACTCTGTGCCCTATAATAAGTTTATTTGAACACTCTGTAGATAAATACTGATAATGTGCTGGTGCATCATTTAAAGGTACATCATCTATTGTTGTTTTGCTTTCTGCGTTGTTGTTAAATGCTATAATTACTTTTTCTCCTCTTGCTCCTGTAAGCTTATTCATTACATCTGACTTAACCTGCATTTGCTTTTCTCTATCTGGAACGCCATTATTAAAATTAACAACTTTAGTTCCTGAAAAATTATTTTGCACATCATTGATTAAATAGTCTGATATTTCTGACTCTAATTCAGCATAAGCTAATGCTCCTTGATAATCTACTGGACAATAATAATCATATCCACTTACATATCTTTTTACAATTTTAATCTCTGGCTCTTTACCATTACCAAATCCAAAAGCAGCTATTCTTTTAGGTTTACTATTTGCTTTTATCTTGCTCCAATCATGGAAATAATAGTAAGCTTCAACTTCTCCATCATCATTACATTTTTCAGCTCTTAATGTTTGTCTTGGGAAATGCTCTGACTTTACTACTTTACCATCTTGATATAAAACCTGAAAACTTCCCTCTCCTAATAGTTTTAAATCTAGAATTACATTTCTTAAATCTTCATTTTTAAAAATAGATCTCATTGCAGCATACTCATCTGGCTTTTGTGAGCTATCTGTTGCATCTAATCCCTTACCATATACTAATTGCGATATTCCTTGAATAATTGCATTGTTTGTTGCAGAATTAATAAATAAATTAATTAAGTAAGAATAGTAATCATTGTTTTCTCCGTAATTAACCCAATCCCTATGTTTATCTTCTGATATTTTAGGTTTATTATATTCTGATAAATTTACTATGTGTAGATTCTCCATATTATAGTACTATAAAATCGTTTGTTGTTTCTTGTGGTTCATACTCGTTATTATTTACTGAATAATTTGTTACAGTTTGATTAGTACAAAATATTTTATCTTTATAAATAACATTTCCACTTTTTTTAATTGTTAGTGTATAAAACGTATCTTCCACTAACGTAAATACATCTGAATACTGATAGTAATAATCTAGTAAAGTAAATGTATTTGTATCTTCATCATATACTGATGAGTTTGTTGTTTCATTTATAATTGATATGTTATAAATGTTGCTGTCAGATGCTTCGTATTCTCTTGGAATAAAATTTATCGTTTGAGAACTAGAACTGTTCTGTAATATTATCATATTATAACAATAAAATAAATGTTATTTTGTTAATTATTAAGCATAAAAAAAGGCACCGATTAGTGCCTTCTTTATCTAATTCAAAGGATTATTAAGAGTTAGTTCCTTCAGTTGGACTAGCAAACCCAGCATTAGTTAATGCAGTATCTACATCTGCAGCTGATTCTATAAAGTTTGCTGGAACTTTTTCCTGTGCAGTGAACGTTAATGTATAACCTGAAAGGTCACCCATTGCTGCTCCTGTTACTATTGTTCCTCCACTTACATCCGCTCCGTTTTCTAATCCCATTATAAATAGGTTTTCATTATAATCTTCAACAACAATGTGAGGTCTACCATAAGCTAATAATTTTAACTCTTTGTTATCCTCTTTTGTAAGTTTTTTAAGTGTAAGATTTAATGTTTGCTCAAAGAAAGTTGTTCCGTTTTCTCTAGAAGCATTTACTGTTTGTTCAAATGAAGAATTTCCTTTTACTTCGTATTTAAAACTAGCAACTGATGTTCCTACGCTATCTACTACATCTGTATCAGTAACGTAAGTAACAGCTGTATAGTCACTGAAATCAGAAATATAAATATTTTTAATTCCACCTACTACGTCTTTACAAGGTTCTTTTCTTCCTTTAGTTAAATCACAAGCCATATTATTTTTATTTTAAAAAAAAAGGTAGGCAGTTTAGCTACCTACCCTTTCTTATGTTATACAATCTTTAATTACGCTGTTGCGTATAATACAATGTCAGATCCGATCGCGTGCTGAATACCAGCAGTAAATCTCATTACGATTCTTACATTTTGAGAACCATCAAGATCAGCCATGTCTAATACTTTTACTTCGTTGTGATCTGATAATAAACCTGTACCGAAGAATAAGTTTGATTTTTCTGCAGCAACTGCGTCATTGCTAGATAAACCTTGTGCTAATACAACTGGAATACCATCAAACTGAAGACCTGCTCCTTTTGAGTACCACTGTGTACCTTTGTTATCAGTACCTGCTGCACCTAAACCAGATGCTCCAAATCCACCTAATGCTCTTACGTAGTTTCTATACATATTAGAAGGTAAGTAGATAGTCATATCTTCTGAACCATATGCTGCAGAAGGAATTGCATCAGCAATTTTACCTAATTCTTCAATAATGTTAGCTGCTGTTGATGCTGTACCTGTTACGTCATTTACATCAGTATCTGCTCCTAATGTAGTTATAAATCCAGCGAACTCTCCATCGTTGCTGTCAGTTCCTGTCCAGATATTGTTTTCCATTTTCTGTGCAACTTTAGCTGATACATGTCCGATTAAGAAATCAGAGAATGAAGGAGGTAAAGTTTCGTTGATTGCTGAATATCCCATTTGAACTGCTTCCCAATCTTGAACGTAGTCTTTTTTACAAAGCTCTAAATTCACTTGGAATTCTTCTGGTTGTAATATTCTCTCTGTTAATGTTAAAACATCTGCCTGACCTGAAAAGTCACATGCTCCGTTTTTAACAATACTTGTAGAAGCAACTTTTTTCATTACTTCTTTGTATTTTACATTTGGCTTAACTGTTATTAAGTTATTAGCTAATGTGTTTCCAGAAAGCAACGCTGCCGAGACATATTTGCCTGCGAAAGCACCGCTATACGTGGAAGTTATTGGTGTATTTGTACTATTTGCCATTTTTATTTATTTTAATTAAAATTTGATATTGTTTGCATTACCCTGTC